TGATTAAGAGTCATTACTCTACCCATCATATAAGATACCCATTTGTTAGGGTGCGGAAATAGTTTGAGATAATAAGAATAGTCAAATGAAATAGCTAACTTATCTACATCAATTTCTTGATCTAAAGTTACATAACATTTAACTAATTCAGCATAAGTTTTACCTTGTACCACGCCGATAGTTTTAGAATCGTTAACAAAGTCCCATTCTCTCCATAAGCATTTCTTAGCAGACTCAATTGTACCATTACAATCCTCCAATACGTCTGGTATGATATACTCTGTAGGGTTAAGTCTTTGAATCCAATAAGCATAGCGTTTAGGATTAAAAGATTCACCTAATTCAAAGATAGAATTATCTAATAAGACATGTCTACCCATTTTAACACTATCTTCAAAGAACTTGTAATATTCTGGGTGAGTTTCGAAGAGGTGCACTAAAGCGTAGCAGTAATCGTTGTATGTACGAGAGATCTCGAGCATACTTAAAGGAGATTCGTGAGATATTTTAATCATGTGAATAGGTCAAATAAGTCTGTTTGTGCTTGATTGTTTACTTGTGGTAACTGCCAGTTAAGAGCTTCATAAACTGCTTTTACTGGAGGTACTATAATTGTATCGAACATTTCTTCATAATCAACTTGAAAATCGTTTAATTCTGGTGGAAAACTAACAGGGTAGCAAAGAGTATCAATATTATACCTGTTAGGCGCAATATAAATCTTCTTTACCTTACCACCTGAAGTAATGCGTTCGTACTTTGTTTCTAACCCTCTATGTTTTAATAGCATGTTATACCAAATAGCTCCTTTGACATGATTAGGTGTACCTTTAGCTATTTTAAACCCTTCTGAACGTACTTCATGTTTTTCTAAATCACTTAAACCACCTCTAATAGCTACATCGTCAATAGATAATGATTTAAACCCATCATAAACGTCTCTATAAATAGTGTTTGCTTTATTTTGATCTTGTACTAATAAGCTATTCTCAATAACCTTTTTAATTAGTTCTTTAGCTTTCTTAGGGGTAGTAGAACGTGCAATTTCAACACCAACATATTTAAACTTACTAACATCTGCACCTTCGTCATTTAATACATGTATAATGTAGCGTTTCTTTTCAAGGTATACTCCTACATCACAGATAGATTCACGTTTGAAGAAATAGCGTGGGTCTATTGAGTTGAGTTTATCTTTAGCCCATTGTTTAATATGTTCGTTAAGATATACACCTAATTCGTCATCAATGAACTTTAAACCTTCTTTATTAACCTTGTTTTCAGTTAATATGTTTAACTTCATTTGATCTAATAAAGGTTGAATAGTAACGTGAGTACTATCCGTATCGTTATATATAGTTAACGATTTACCAGTGTAGCCAAACCTTTCCTTAGCGTATTGATCAATGATATCACTTGCTTGCTTAACCACTGACTGACCAGTAAGAGTAATGCTACCGGCGTGATCACTATCGCAAATAGGGCTAAACTTATTAGCAAAAACACCGTAAATGGAGTTAAGAAGAATTTTGATAACGTGCTGAATGGTGTCAGCTCGTTCCATATTAAACTTACACGTTTTGTACTCATCTGTATCTGTAGTTAACTTACTTAGTTTCTTTTTAAATTCGACGTACTGATTTTTATTGGTTACACGCTCTTTATACAGCCCATCAATTAATGCAGGCACCACACCTTTTTTCTTTTGCGTGTATAGTACATTTGCTTTAGATAGAGCAAGTTTTTCAACCTGCATAAACTGTATAAACTTTTCATGCGATAGTGGCTGCTCTTTGTTATTACCGTAACGAATAACCACTTCAGTATCACTCTTACTAACTATTTTACCGAACTTAGTCTCCGGGGATATATTCAAGGTAATAATGGTATTAGGGTATAGTGAGTTAGCGTCATAACTTACTATAGACTTTTGTAGGCCTCTTTCTGGTTCTCTTACGAAACCACCCTGAATTTCCTCGCGTAGAGGTCCTTCAACGAATGTTGGTATAACCATACCGTGTTTATATGCTTGTAGTGCAACGCACCCGGTAACAATAGAAACTTTACCTAAAGCTGCTTCAAACGAGGTTAGTCCTTTGTAAGCTAACATACGAATAATCTTAAAGAATTGCAGTTTCTTTTCCATTCGTACTAACAGGTCAACGTCTTGAATATTATAATCTACAAAGTTATTCCAGTCGTTTTCAGATAGAGAAGCTAAGTTGGTAGCGTTGATAGCTAATTTACCTTCACCTAATTCGTGTTGTGCCACAAAGTTTAGTGCATACGACTCTAACAAACCGCGAGCAAAACCTCTGTACACTTCGAGATAATCCATTGCAGATATACCATGAATATACCAACGATCTAACTCTTGACCTTTAACAAAGATACCTTTACGACACCAAAGACTTTTTACTGGGGATAACCTCTTAGCTGCGTCTTCTCCTAATAAGTTATTAATACGGTTAATTAAATAAGGGAAGTCGAAAAAGTCTGTATTCCACCCTGATAGTATATCAGGGTAATAACCGCTTTCCCAGAACTCTAAAAACTTTTCTAAAAGGTTATATTCACTTGTGCATTGAGTGTATATAACGTTATCACGAGTCGGAGTATAAGGCTTACAACCCCAGGTATAAAAGTGTTCAGAAAGGTTATCATATATAGTTAACAGATTGATAGGATGCTTTGCATCCTTAGCTTCAGGGAACTCATCCGGTGAATAAACTTCGATATCAAGAAAGCAAACCTTTAATGGGTTAGCAGAAAACTCAGGTTTTTCGTATTCGTCTTTAAACTGCTCAATAAGAAATTGTTGCTCTACCTGAATATTGTGATATAGACGTTTAATGGCGCCGTCTTGTGCAGCTTTATTACGATCAAAGTTACTCTTAAATACTTTTTTCTTTAACTTAGTATTAAAGATAGATAAAGCATCAGCTGTTTCAGCATTTGTCTCTACATAAAAATAAGGCTGATAAGGTGTTTTTTTGATTACACGCTTACCATTCTCATCCCACGTAAAGAGATGACACATACTATCTCGTTGACTGTAATAAATGTTACGATACACAGGTCATTATTATGTGACCTTCCACAAAAATATCAAGAGAAATATACTTTGCAATACTCATCTATATGGTCTTCTAACCAATATTTTGTAGCATTTTTACGAGCAATATCCGATTCGGTTAGATATGTACGGCGATCACTTAATGTTTTCTTGATAACACTTACCATTTCATCTGCTGTATCAAATCTCAATGGAGCGTTTTTATATGGTTCTAAGTTTTGACAAACACAAGGTATACCTAATGCACCAGCTTCAATGTGTTTAATATTGGCTTTAGCTAAATTAAACCTATTATTCTGTAATGGAGCTATTACCATATTAACGTTTAAAGCATTGAATGCATAGGGATAATCCCAGAGTTTCGTCCAACCAATATACTCTATATCACCACTACGTACATAGTCTGCAAGCTCTTGTGGGCAACCGCCCATTAATACCCATTTAAACTGCTTGACTGTTTTCTTAATGACATCCAATATATCACCGAAATCGTCTTTAATTCCAGGCACCCCTGCAACATTAAAATGTGTAGGGCTACCGATATAACCAATACGTGGTCGGCGCTTGTTGGTTTCGTAATTTTCTGATATCTTAGTCTTATTATAAAACCTATCCATCCAGAACTTCGGCATATAGTTAGGCAATACAATACCAGGTACACCTGACTTCTCCTGATAATACTTAGCCATATACTCAGTTGGAGCAGTAATGCCATCACATAGCTGCATTATCTCGATAGCGGTTTTACCAATACTTGGATCAACAAATGCTTCACGAGCCTTATTATATAAAGGAATATCTTCAGGAAATATTACATCGTCAATTTCATAATATATCTTAAAATTATTAGTTTTTTCTGAAATACTCTTTAAGAACTTTACAAATTGTAATTGAGTGGGGGTAACTTGTCTTTGTATTCTTACAGAAGAAATACCTTGATAGAAGTTCTCCTGTAAAATCATAAAGTTATTGTTATTAATAATACCTAATTGATGTGCATTAATAACTGATTCAGGCCAATGCATACGCCAGAAACCACAACCTTGATGGTCTGCAGCAAAACTCACTGCACGTTTCATACCACCTGGTGTCTCCATTACTGGAAGTGGTGTATCAACCACCGGGCTACCAAAAGCAGGTGCCCCAAGAGGCATTTGCGGTGCACCGATTACTAAGCCGTTATTAGGAAATATCATAAGTTGTTGTTCTTGTTGTTATGCCGTTTTTCTTTTCAAGATATACGATTTCACCACCGATACAGTATTTTTTACTCTCTTTACGGTGAGAAATAATATAAATTGATTCATTGTAATTATCTACCCTTTCTTTAAGAATATCAAGTACTAACTCAATACCTTTTTCATCCAATGATGAATCAAATAATTCATCAAACATACTCAAGTTAAGCCAAACATCAGCCTGTGCTCTACGGATATCTTGAAACGTAAATAACATTGCAAGATCGATAGCTTTACGCTCTGCACCGGAAAAGTTAAAATAGCTACACTGACTTCCACGCTCGTTGGTAATAGTCTCTTCAAAAAACTCGTTAAATGTAACGATACTATTGCTTTCAAGTCTACGCAAATATTGTGCTAAACGCATGTTTAATACTTGTAGTATCTTTTTAACAATATACGACTTCACTCCTTCTTCGTCCACAATAAACTTAGCAGACTCAACTATATCTATTCTTTCTTGTAAAGAGCTAATTTGTTTTTTAGTCTCGTTTTGCCTTGTAACAATAGCATCTATAATATCTTGATAGTTATTAGAGTCTTTGTTGAGCTGATCTATATCTACGACTAATGAAGATTGCCACTCATTGAGTTGCTTAACACGATTATTAATGTTTTCTACTTCTTTCTTACGAATATTAAAGTCGTTTATTTTCTTCTGAATTGTTACTATAGCCTTTTCAACTTTATCTAATTGCTCTTGTGCTTCTACTAAAAGCGGCTTTTGTGTATCAATAACCTCTGTGTACTTTTGTATTTCAGTCTGACACTCCGCTTTATCTTTTTCATATTGAGTGTTTACAGCTTCAGCTAAGTCTTTACCGCAATGAGGGCATTTACTATCTACCTTCTTTAGCTTTTTAATACGATCATTATTAAGTTTGATATGTGTTTCCGCTTCAGTAATAAGCTTGTTTATAGTAGCTATTTTACGGTCGCATGCTGTTTCAGCTGTTTTTAATGTAGATAGCTTATCTTGTATTTGCTTTTCTGCTACTGTATCTACTGACTCTAAACTGTTAAGCTTTTCATCTATACCTGCCAGTTCCTTAGCATTGTTAGACTGACGTGTTAATAGAACTTCAAGTCTTTTCTTTTTAGTGTCTTCATAAGTTTCTTTTTGTTTAATCGCGTCTGCTAAAGATCTGTTAGTTTCTTCTACTTTTGTACTTTCAATATCAAGTAAGCGTTTTGCTTCATTATAATCAAAGCGTGCAAAACTTAACATATTACTAAACACTTCTAAACCAAGTATGCCTTCAATAAACTTGCGTTTCTCGATCTTCTTCTGTGCCATGAAAGGTACAGTGGTATTAATTGTCATAACAACACTGTTCTGAAATATTTCAGAAGAGGTTTTAATAGTGTCGACTATCAACTCTGTAGTTTGCGGTACACCAGATCTGGTAACGTCTTCACCATTAATAAAGAAGAAACATTTAGTGGGGTTAAGTGTTCTTAGCACTCGACATTCATTATTAATACCATCTTGCTGATAAGTAAATTCAAGCTCGACTTCACACAACTGATCCGGTGCTTGATCGTTTACTATGTTTTCTTTTTTAAGATCGCGTATAGTGCTACCGTACAGAGCAAAATGCACTGCGTCAGCAATAGTGGACTTTCCAACGCCATTCGCTCTATCAGCTTTATCATAATTTTTACCTGTAATAATATTTAGTCCAGGCTTAAAATCTACAACTACCGGTCTTTTACCTACAGACAGGAAATTAGTAATTTTTAAATGTTTGAAATAAACATAACGCATTACCTAATAGTATAATATAGAACTATCTTTTTTCTACTGTAAACTTATTTAACGTTTGCAAACTTAGAACCTACCGGTCTAAGTGTAACTTTTTCACCACCAAACAAATCAGTAGGGTTAAACTGTGTAAATAATTGACTATATAGTTCTTTATCAAAACTGTACTTGTTACCAGCTTCACAAGCTTCTCTATAGAGCTTTAAACCGTACTTATGTGCAAGACTGGTCATTATTGCTTGTTCAGTTCTATGTTCAATAAATTCCGGAGCTTCTGCAGCAAGAATACTTTTATCAAACGTTGTAGCTAATGGGTTGACACAATATGTTAACCATTCCATTAAAAACTGTGTAGCTTTCCATTTACCTTTTTGAAATAACATAAACCGTGCAACACCAGCCTGTACGTTGTAATATTTAGGGTCGTTTTGTCCCATCACAATGTAACAATCTTTCTTGCACCAATAAGAGTGTGTTTGTCCGTTAGCCGCAAATAGCATTACACCACCGTCTTTATCGCATTGATTAAACAATACATTTAAATCACTAACAGGGTAACAATCAGCATCTGTAAATAGCACTATATCACCGTCTTGTAGGTTTTGTAAAGCATGATATATTATAAATGGTTTCCAGCAATACCATCCAAAACCTCTTTTATGCGGGTGTTCCCAAAGCCATTTATTTTGTTCAAAGAATGGTTGTTTCATTAACCATACATCATCGTACACTTTAACTTCATCAGCACCGAATTTAATACCGTCTTGAACTATTATACGAGTGGTGTCATCATAGATATTACCACCAAAAGTAATGTATACTTTTTTCATTATAATTTAGCCCAAGGCCATGTGCTGACGTATCTTAGTAAGTCTTCTTTTTTAGCATTTAATACTTTATCGAATTCTTTTCTATTATTATTATAATATGGGTTAGCTTCACTGCTATCTTGAGATCTTACATGATCAATATGATATAAAGGACCATTTACTCTTGCAATACGGTAACCAAGTATTTCAAAACGCTTTAACCGTTCCCAGTCTTCACAGCCCCAAGATACACAATTTTCATTTTCCATTCCACCCTCTATAAAGGCTTTTTTGTACCAAAATACAGCACCACCAAAGGAATTTTTACCGAAATTTTGATATGTATCAGGGTTTAAGTTAGCCGGGTCTAAGTTTACAATTTCCTTTAAAACATCACGTTTAATGTTAACAAAATAACCACTATAAGGATATACACAGTCTAAGTTATTGCTTTTTAATAAATTATATGCTTTTACAATTTGTTTTACAGGAAATATTACATCACAATCATAATTAGCTATAAAATCAGTTGTGGCTTGCTTAGCCATATTGTTAAGATAACGAGTACGGTGAAACACACCGTCATTTTGTTCATAAACATGTGTAATACTGTATTTATTTTTAAATATAGGTTTAGGTCCGTTTTCATACACAATTATATTAGTATCAAAATTGTGTAACAAATACTCGATAACATAGTTGAGATTGAATGCTCTATCATCACTATCAATTCTGACAGGTATTGTGAATGTTAGGTTTTTTAAATCAATTTTCATTGGTATTCTTTTCTATCGTCTAATTCTGGTTTATTTTTTTCCGTCCACATCATACACATAATATTCCACACAGCAGCTGCAGCATGATCCTCACTGTCTTCTCCTTGCCAGTATTTCATTAAATGACGCTGTGCACTGTCATAATATACTGACGTATTCATACCTTTCTTCCAGTTATTGAAACCGTACTTCTGCCCGCCTACAACAAAGTGGCTTGCCACTCTCATTAATTCTTCATGAGGCACCAGGCTAACTCTTGGTTTGCCAACATCAGTGTCTCTTTGTGCACCTGTATCAAATTGTCTTTTCATTTTGTAATATATTGTTATATATCCAATCTTCTGATAAAATATAGTTTTGTGCTAATTTAAAGTTTTCTTCAATAGCTGCTTTCTTACTATCGTATAATTCTACTGTACAATTTTTAAGCTTCTCTTTTAAATCATACAAGTCATTAAAGATAATAAAACCATCAGTATTAAAGAATTTATCAATAGAAGGACACCCCCAGTATATAGGAATTGTACCAGACATCAAGGTATCAATAAGCTTTTCTGTAAAATAAAAATCTCTCTTACAGTTTTCAATTGCAAAATGATATCGGTAATCCGCTAATCCTTCTATTTTATGCATGGGGTTTTTCTTAAACTGAATATAGGAAGGACCGAAAGCATCCACCTTATTACCAGCGGCTTGTATTATTTGATGTCTTAATTTGTGACCGGGCAGTTGGTTTTTGTTCGAAGCTATAATAGAGAACATTTTGCTCTTTTCATATATTTTTCTTTCAGGTACTTCTAACCAACACCCTCCAACCGGATACCATTTAGCGTTTGGTAAAGACAAAAACTCTTTATCGTGTGTCCATATTTCTTTATAAAAAGCTGAATTAGCTTTGACATACTCATATGGCTGTGGGTTAATTTCATAAGGTTCTAATAACCATGCAATATTGCCTTTATCTAATTGGTAATCAGTACACACCACATCAGTTCCATGTGGAGCGTCGCTGCGGTTCCATATTATATGTTCAGAAATGCTTACTGGTGGTGTTGGATTATTACTAAACGCGCAGTGACCGAAATTAGAGTCTTTTATGTATAATTCTTTTTTCATACTTTTATCCACCCCTCTGCTTGCAAATCTTTACCATCTGATGGCCCGTTAATACCAAACCACTGTTTGGGCATAACAACAACTTTATCTCTATTTGTGTTTAACCAAGCTGCCCACCATGAAAAGGAGGAATTAGTTATTATATTGTTGCTACACAAAGACATCATAACAAAATCATCCATGTCGTTTCTACCTTGCATAAATAATACCTTTTTACCTGTTTTAGTAAACAGTTGTTTATTTTCTTTACACCAATTTATGTCATCAGACATTACTATATAAGTGTTAACAGTGGTTAAGCTTTCAACTTTAAGTTGAGCGTTATACCAATAGGTTTCAGGTTGCTGTACATGTATATCAGGGTATTTTAAATAGTCTCCGCGACGTACATGTATAGAGCATGTATTGGTTATACCATTTAAAGAGTCTTTTATTGGTTGTATATACTCATTTTTAAATGTAAAGAAATTGCGTATTGTGTTTTTTGCTTCAGGAGAACTGAAGTATTTTTCACTTTGAAAATAACCTTCAAGGTATGTAAATGTATTTTTTGGCAACACTACCGGGTTATAATCAAAGCTCTGTTCTTTTACAATATTACCTGTTCCTGGCGCTAAACCCGGTAACTGCTCGTTAAAGTAACGATTATTACTCCATTCTGCAAAACCATACTTTAAATTATTGCTGATAGCAATACCTATCGTACTTGCAATTAAAAATAATTGATTACCAAACCCATAACCACTACGTTTTACGTTAGTTATACCTAAATGTGTTACTTGCATTTATAAATTTCTTTTAAGCGTTGTAGTACTACAGAAAGACCGGTATCAGGGTTTTCTACAGCTGATACACCGTGTATCTTTCTGTAATGATCAGCACCTTTATACATATTTTCAGTCCATTTTTCGGTATGTGTAATAGAACTGTTTTGTATAGAGCCTGGTATTTCTTTAAGTAATTCATCACTACCTTCTACATCTGGAAACCACCAAAATGCAGGCAAATAGTTTTTCTTAATTGCTCTTTGACACAGCTCTACGTGTTCCCATGCATTTTGAAAAAATGTATCATGATAACCAACATCTGTCATAAATTGACGATGAAAATACGAAAACGCTCCAACACAATGAAAATTAAGTGCAACTTTTATATTATTTGGGTATTCTACAATATACCTCGGATTTGGTTTACTATAATCTGGTGTTCTGTTGGCTGGTCCATGATAACCGAAATTTAAATGACGTATACCTGTACCATTAGCAGTATCTATATATTTTTGCCAAACATCAGGTGTTTGAATTAAAATATCATTTTCAACAAGAAATATATGTTCACATTCTCTATTGACTAACACCTGCATAGCTCTATTTTTAGCTCTCCCAACTGATTGATATGGCGGTCTATTGTTCATTATTTCAATACCATCAGGTAATGCACCATCTGGTATTTTAATACCATCATTAATTAAAATAATATCAGTTAACGGGCCTTTATTCGCAAGTATACTTGCAACACACTGTTTAGTGTATTCCAATCTATCACATGCTATTACTGCTGCTCCTATTTTCATGTTATTGTTAATGCTCTATGGTATAAATCTGTTACGTAACTCTTTACCTTATCCTTATGATTAACATCTAATAAATCAATGAATTCTGATATAGAGTTTTCAACACTAATACTAAAATCCTTGGTATTAGCTTCTTCTACATTAAGCTTAGATAGTTCTGAATAATCGTATTCTAAAGTAAGCTCGACAGGTTTAATTGAAGCAATCTTTCTAACAATATTATCTACTACTTCAGGTGTAAGTTGTTTATCTATGTAAAATTTTACTATATTGTTACGTATAAAGCCTTTTAAAGATTCAGCTGTATATACACCATTAGCTATTTCAGAGTATTTAATCTTGTTATAGCGTGGTGATATGTTATTAACAATAAACTCGTAACTTAAGTCTTTTAAATCTAAAATGTATAAACCTTTAGTAGTACCATAATCACCCCAATCCTGTTGATACGGGCACCCAACATAAAGAATAGTACCATCTTTGTATTTGCGTTCTTCTCTATGGTGAAAGTGACCTGTAATAGTTAAAGGTGCTCTATCAGTTAAATCAGAAGTCTTAAGCCCGTTAGTACATACTTTATAAGAGTTCATTTTAAAGCTATTAACTTCAAAATGACCTACAATTAGATCACATTTAGGTACTTCGTTAATATCTTGACCCCACGGACAGAATGCTATTTTCTTTCCTTGGAGCGTTTCGACCGTAAGCTTATCAATAACAGTAATATTACTCCAGCCACGAAGTATGGATACGGAATTAACTGAAGAATTATCACGGTAGTAAGCATCGTGATTACCCACGGTAACAATGATGTTAAAATCACGCAATACATCAAAAATGTCAGTAACCACGTGAAGAGTGTTAACAGCAATGTCATTACGATCATGAAATATGTCTCCAGGTATTAGTATATCTTTTATGCCTTGTTGTTTAAACTGCTCAGCAGCCCACTTAGCGTGCTCCAAAGCAATCTTGTGCCATGTTTCACTATTACGGTGAACACCGTAGTGCGGATCAGAAAATATACCGATTCTTAAATTAGTTATTGTCATTATTATTATTACGTTTAGCGGGATTAACCGGATCATCAACACCTACCTGAGGCCCGATAATACTATACACTTCTTCTTGATATGCCGCTAATGTGTCTCTCATGCGTTTTTCTTTTTTAATACGAGAACGCCAGCAATTAAACGAAATTGAATTAAAATAAGAGAATGGATTACTACCTTTATCAAAATTATATTTCTTATCTTTTAATGCATTGAACATATTAATTAAAGAATCACCAATAGCGTCTTCTTTAAAGGTATAATTGATAAAGTTTGAAGCATGTGCAAGCCCATAAGCAATGTTTTTAATCATCATTGCTAAATCATCGGTAATGATATTGGTTTCATAGTATTTGCGTAACTCAGCTGTAAAATCAGCTGGGCTCACATAATATACTTTTTTAGCTTTAGCAGACTCACTTAATGGCTTTTTAGGCTTAGGTGGTGCTTTAGCTTTCGGTAATTGTTTTTTCGGTAATTTTGATTTGTTCAAGGGCATAAAATTCTTTTCGTTTGTCATAGTGTTTACCACCATAGATAAGCTCATCTACAATGTCAATGATAGTAAGAATGTCCTTATTTTCATGTACACGTAAACCACGACCAATAGACTGTAAAGTTTTGATCTTGGACTTACCGCCTGCAGCAAACACTATATAATGAATGTTTTTTATAGAAATTCCAGTAGAAAAAATTTTGCTTATAGCAACACATACAACATTGTTATGCTGTTCCATTAGTTCTTGCACCTTTTTACGGTCCTCAACTTCAACACTACCTTGTATAAAGTACACTTGTTTACCGGTTAAGGTTGATAAAGTATTATACAAATTTTCACCGTGTGCAATATGGTCCACAAGTATAAGGCTGTTATTATTTAGTTTACCAATAATGTTCTTAATAACCTCGTTACGAAATTTGTTTATGTGTATAAAATCTAACTCAGTTAAGTATCTTTGAGCTGCCGCTACTGCAGTATAATCTGGCTTCATTGCATACTCAATATGTAAGGCTAAAGCTTGAGCATTAGCAATATACTCTCCACCAGCTGCTTCTCTTAGTTCGGTTGTAGTTTTTTTAAATATAACCGGCCCGATAAAATTATTAATATTCCATTTATCGATATCATTTTCTGGTAATGTACCTGTAAAACCAATACGTCTTAGTGTGGGTATTTTATCAATAAGTTTACATACCTTATTACCTCTACGTAGCTTATGACACTCATCTACAACTAACAAACCTACTTTGTTAAACCAAGAAATATCCGACGACTTACTTTGTAAAATACCCATATTAGCTATAATAACACGGGCATTAGAGTCTAACTCAGTATCTCCTGTCCACTTACTCACTATCTCCATAGGAAAGTTGTATGAAATAAAGTCTTTATAAGTTTGTGCCACTAAACCTAAATCTGGCACTACAATTAATACTTTTTCAGTAAGTTTGATACTGTGTAATGCAGCATATACTAAATTAGCGATAATTAATGTTTTACCACCACCAGTAGCTAACTCTACAACACCATAACCACTTTCTAATGCTTTATTAACAGCTGTCTCCTGGTAATCTCTAAGTTTAAATTCACTGTCTAAAGTTTTATGTGTTCCGGTATTGAGAATATGAGTTTGAAGTAAAACATCATTGTATTCTTTATTAACTTTAATTTCAAATGGTATAGTTTGAGAGTTAAGGTAATCTACAATTTCCGGAACTAAACCTATACCACAATAACCGGCATTAGTTATAGCGTAGATACGCTGAGGTAAAAATCTTTGATATCGATTAAAACGTGCCCCCGGGTTTTTAACACTAAAACGTTCTTTAATATTGTTAAGGTATTCCGAAACAATCTTTACTTCTTTGCGTTTAGGGTCGTATTGAAGTTCTACTACCATTAGGTCGTTTCGAGCTTTTGTAAATCTATTACGTTTTTACAATCGTACGTTAACGAGCTGGTTAGTTTTTCTACCTTCTCAAGATACTCAATAATACCTTCTAACTTTTCAATATACTCAGTCAATTGCACTATATTAGGATTATTTTGAGATAATTGTTCTAATGCAGTCTTACTCATTGAAACAGGACTCGCATTAGCAGTATTCTTAATAAGATCTTTTTTCTTAGCTTGAAGCTTACGCAATTGAGCTTTATGTTGCATCATGCGTGCTACCCATTTATGTTTGATAGTGGGCACTAACATTGCTTTGTCTTTAAGAGACAATTCATCTACCTGTATATCTTGTATAATTTCAGTTTGGTAGTTAATAAATAGTGTATCTAAATCGGGTAAGTCCATAATAAACAACATAAGTATAATATAATCTTTAATATAATCAACAGTGAAAAAATTTGATAAAAAAATACAGAAAATCTTAGAAGATATGGGAGCGGCAGCAGGTACTACTGCAGCTGCAGGAATCGGAAGCACAAGTGCAGCTGCTGGTGTACCTATAGGTCAAAGTAGTGATAAAATATATGCACCAGGCGATGCTCGCAATCTATTTGGTGCTCCGGAAAAAACAAAGAAGAAAAAATCTAAATTTAAAGCTCCTAAAAATAATCCAGGTTTTAAATCCAAATTTAAGGTTATCCGTAGAACTCCGCCAGGTTTGTAATAAGTCAAAGTAAATGGATTTAGGCCACTGGACAACAAATGAAGCTTTCAACAACAATATTCTGCCTTACGGTTTTATTTATCGTATTACAAACGTGGTCAGTGGTAAGGTCTATTTCGGTAAAAAGCAGATTAGAAGCGTTAAAAAACTTAAACCGCTTAAAGGAAGAAAAAACAAAAGACACTTCGACGTAGAAACAGATTGGAAGACTTATACTTCATCATCTAATGATGTTAATGAAGATATAAAAAAAATCGGTAAAGACAAGTTTAAATTTGAAATATTGCGTTTTTGTGATAGTAAGTTTGAATTAGCATATTACGAAGCTAAAATACAGTTTGACAACAATGTACTGTTAAAAGAAGGATATTACAACGGTATTATAAATTGCCGTATTGGAAGAGCACCTGGTGCACTATTAAAAAAGCTTGCACAAGAAGAAAACGGTGTTATTATAAACAATAATGCGATATCACCAGACAGATCTTCACTTGATAGTAGTAGACTTTGAAAGTGTAGCTGAAGATATACAAAACAGCTATTTAACAAAGTTAAGAAGCGAGTTTCAGGTGTTTGCTGATGATTTACCTAAAAAAGATGCAAGCAGGCTATTAGTTTATTATATATTGCAACAAGTACTTGAAATACAGGTAAATTTTAAAGAACATAAAAAGAACATAATATTTTACATTAACGAAAAGTTAGATACATATAAAGATATAAAATCTAACTTTAAAAGCGTAGCAAATGCATTAAATCTAATAGTATATACTAATACAATATATTATGATTGTATATACAGCAAATCCGGGGAATCTACTGAATTAATTAACAGTGTAACTAATTACCGCTTTAATTTCGATCACAACAAATACTCCCACCGGAAATTAGTAACATACCTTAAAAAGCGCAAGATAAGTCCGGATATTCTAAACCAGTGCAAGTAGCAAGTTTCCGGGAGATATATATATTATATATGATATATCAGGCGAGCGCAGCGAGCCTATTAAAAAATAAACAAGAAAAACCTATAACAAACATAACGTATAGATTACTATCTGTACATAGTCCGTCTTTTCCCTCCCCGGTATTATATTAAATGAATCCACGAAAAATCAACTATAGTTCTTTATTTTTGTTGTAAGTCAGTAAATAATAACAATGGAAACGTTATACGAGAAGTTTAAACCTAAAAGTAAATTTTTAGCTATTGTAGCAAAATTTAATAAGAGTGGTCTTGCGACTGAAGATGGAGCGAATCCTGGAGCATTGCCTGGTACTGCACCTGTTGCACCGACTTCTGCACCAAATCCAGCTTTAGCACAAGCACAAGACAAAGTTAATAAAGATACAGCTGATTTAAAGAAAAAACAAAAAGTACAGGCACAACAAGATATTAATTCAGTTAACAGTCAAATTGGACAACTTAAAAGTCAAGCCAATACACAAGACCCTACACAAAAAGCCGCTGCTACAGCTGCACTTGCTGCTGCTAATGCAAAGTTACAACAAGCTCAAGCAATAATGAAACAACCATGAGTAAATTTAATAAAAAAATAAACGAATTTTATTTTAATCTTTTAGAGGCTGATCAACAAACTGGTTTAGATCAAACCGGCGGTCAACAAGGAGATCAAACTACAGCAGCTGCTCCTGCACAAGCACCAGCACAAGCACCAGCACCTGCAGCTCCGGAGCAACAAGAAGCTCAACCAATGACCCCTGAGGGTAAAGTATTCTTAGTAGAACTTGCACTTAAAGCTTTAGCTGTTGATTCTTCTACGATTAGTGAACAAGACAAATCTATATTTGAAACCCACGTTACTAAAGATAACGCTGATCAAGTAGCAGACCGTATTAAACAAATAGTAGAAGGTCTTTAATTAAAGTACCGGTTTGCAAATGCATGATTGCGACCGGTTAGCTCTTTGCCGTTAGAGTGACGTTTGTACTGTGTCATCATTGTATCAATGTCGTTGTTAATTACGCCGTCTACAAATTGTGGAAATTTGTTAATAACACCATTAAATGCGAAATCTATTAACATTTCCTTGCTTTTAGTTGGTAACTTTTCAAATACACCAGCACCGTAAGTTTTATTAATGACGTGCTTAGCTGTCTCTGAAGCTTTCATTATATCTTTAATTAAAAGCTTAGTTGCTTCTTCATCAGTAAGACCTTTACTAAAAATATCACCGTGATGTAGTTTGTGGCCATAAGCAATAGTATCAGTACCGCCCTCGACACTTTTGTGTGGGTGCCACAACCCGTGTTTAAAACCTGTATGTGTACTGTTTTCTACACCTTTAATATAATTGATAAAGTCAGGTGTTGGCATAAAGCTTGCCTGGTAAAAAGACTTAAAATCAGCCGCCGGTTTGTTTACTTTATGTACAATTGCTGCAGGATTGTCAAAATGGATTGGAGGTGGTGGAGGTACATCCATAATGGCTTCTTTTATATTTACTTGCTTATTATGCTTTACCGATTGCATTAGTTATATTTATAATAAATATGCCATAATAAAGTGTATATAAAGTATCGCGATAAAACATACAGTAGTATTGACTTACCAATTTTTATCTATTTTAAAACGGATAAAAACCGTAATGACTTTATAAACTTACTGCAATTTTATGAATTAGGCACTTGGTGCAGAGTAAACTGTATGTATTTTGTTTTAGCAGGTAAAACTGTAATAAAAGACAAAAGAGCATTTATATATTTCAGAATTGATGAAAAAGAAGAAAAACGCACTTTACAAAGAAGCTTATTTGATACTAATGACGCGGATAATAATGCAATGATGTGTGCTCCAGATGATATAGATGAAGACACCTTGCTAAAATGGGTACAAAACCATTTAGAAAAGCTTGATTAAAATTATTTTTATTATAGTATGAAGTTATGTCAAAATACACTTCTACTAAAGTTATTCCGTTAGGGTCGTGCGCATTTCGCCAACCTTTTGCAAACAGTCACTGTCACTTTATTCATGGTTATAGATTACAAGCTAAGTTCTGGTTTGAATGTAATCAATTAGATGATAACAATTGGGTAGTAGATTTTGGTGCTCTTAAACCGCTTAAGACAGCATTAGAAGAGCAGTTTGATCATACAACTGTAGTGTGGGAAAAGGATCCCGAACTACAAACATTTCAAATGCTCAATAAAAAAGAGATTATAGATTTACGTATAATGTCTGGCGGTGTAGGTATTGAAAAGTTTGCTGAATATTGTCATAAAGAAGCAAATGAATTTGTAAATGATCTCACATTAGGTCGTTGCTGGTGTTCTAAAGTTGAAGTGTGGGAACACCCGGACAATTCAGCTATATTTGAAACAATTCATGATGGAGAGTGGAAAAGCTAATCTTATATAATATAATAACGTATGCCAATTGACCCTAATAAAACTTTATTTCTTTCAGACGATTTCGTATTTTATACATTAGAAGGTGAAGGCCGTTATATCGGTTACCCTTCAGTGTTTATGAGATTGTCTATGTGCAACCTTACGTGTATCGGTTTTAAAAGTGAAGATGCACCATTTGGTTGTGACTCTTATGTCAGCTGGTCTAAGAAGAACAAGATGACGTTTGAAGAGATTGCTCAATTTTACGAAAAGAATGGTTATGATGAGAATCTAAGACAAGGCGCTCTACTTAAAATTACCGGTGGTGAACCTTTTATTCAGCAAAAGAACTTAATTGAGTTCGTTAAATTTATTAGAGATCGTTGGGGTTTTGCAAACTATAGTAAAACTCTCACTATGGATGATACTAACAGACCATCATTACATATTGATTTTGAAACTAATGCTACTTTAATGCCTGACCCAGAATGGGATCAAATTGGTTGTATTGTTACATACACAACATCGCCAAAACTATCAAGTAATGGAGACCCTGAAGATAAGCGCTTTAAACCAGAAGTCTTACGTTTCTTAGTAAAGAAAGATGCTTGTTTTAAGTTCGTAGCAAGACAAGAGTCTGATTTAAATGAAGTGTTAGAAAAATATTTAAACAACCCAGATGTAGGTTTACGTTCAGAGCAAGTATGGATTATGCCTTGCTGTGGTAGTCGTAAAGAATTATTAGAAGTTGGACCAGTAGTAGCAGAGCTTTGCAAAAAGTATGGTTTTAAATTCTCTAACAGATTACACTTGCAAGTTTGGGATCGCGCACTCAAGGTTTAATATATGAACGACATTCCTGATCCTAAAAAACATAAAAACATTAGTATTATCAAAAGCATTATTCGTATTATTGCGGGTACATGTCTTTGCTTCGGTGCTCTCTGGGTTACCGGTATATTACTAATCGTAGCAGAAATACTCGGTATTATTGAAGAAATGGTATAATATATGAAACAAGAAATAAAATTCACATATACGTTAGAGCATACTAATGACGATATTAATGTCAGTGTGCCTCGTAAGATTGAAATTATATTTGACGGTCAAGCCGACTTAGAGGAACTAACAGAGCAGTTTAACGCTTTTGTTAAAGCTATAGGTTACAACCCACCTCACAATTGTGTACTTGATTGGGTAGATGTTAACGGAGAAGACGCATCGTATGATGATATTAGTATTCAAGACCTTGTAACAGAATCTGATGCAAAAAACAAAGTACAGAAGAAATTTGCTAAAGTAGCTAAGAAGAATAAATCAAATAAATGAGCACCTCTAAACTTAATAAAGTTGGCATTATCGGTACCCAGTGTGTAGGTAAGTCTACACTTGTAGCAGATTTTAAGGAAAAGTGGCCTGTATTTGAATCTCCAACTAAGTCGTATAGAGATTTGGTAAAAAAGAAGAAACTACCTCTCAATAAAGAAGCAACAAAAGAGTCTCAAGAAATTATTCTTAATTTTCTTGTAGATGAGGCTATGGCAAATTACGGCAAAAAGAAAATGATATTTGACCGTACACCATTAGATAATCTGGTTTATTCACTTTATTTGTATGACAAAGGCTTGGGTGGTATAGATGAAGCATTTATCGATAAGTGCGTAGCATTAGTTCGTAATGCTATGAGCTCATATTCAGTTATATTTTACCTACCGTTTTGTAAAGAGAACGATGTATTATTAGCAGCTGCACCTAATAGAGATATAGACCCGGTTTATCGTTCAGAGATAGGTCATATATTCGAAGGTATATATAAAGCATGGGAAAAGGGTAAAGGTACACGTTTCTTTAATCACGAAGATTGCCCGCCTATTATTCCGATTTTCGGTTCAAGACAAGAACGTATTGCAATGATTAGCCTTTATATCAACGATAAAGGTGATTTATATGGGGAAAATGAGTCTATTGTTTCGGATTTCCTACAGAAGGAACTCTTACAACAAAACTTAATTGAACCTATGAAAAAAATGAAATAAAACTTGCCTTAAATTGTGTAAGTAATCATATTACCGTATGAATTTTAACAAGCTTGCAAACGTAATTAATGAATCCCTTACTTCAGAAGAAGTGGAAGGCCGTAACCCTAATGCTTCATTTGCTGACTGGAAAGCAGCAAATCCTGAATTGGCTAAAGGTCCAAGTGCATATTATCACTTCAAGAAATCTACAAGAGGTGGTACTACTCCAGCTGCTGCTCCTATAGCACCTGCTGTACATCATACAGAGATAGATCCACGCAAACAAGAAATAGTGGATCAATTAGTATCACAAGGTTTATCTCCAGAAGAGATATACAAACATCTTGCAAACACATTACCAGGTCAAACACCATTTGAAGGTAATTTTAAAGACGTTTTGGGTATGATAGCTTTAGCTAAAGGTGAAGAACCAAGTGAAGTTGAGCCTGAATTTAATCCAGAAGCTGAAAAAGCTGCTAAGATGGCTCGTTTACGTAGTTTCTTTATGAAGCCAAAAGCTGAACGTGACCGTATTTTAGCTGCTAAACGTAAAGCAGCAGAAGTTGCTCCTAAGGTAGATAAAGACGAAGATGGGGATGAAGTAGAAGCTGATCCTTATGTTTCCCATTACGTGAAGGCTATGAAAAAGAGCCCTTACGATGCTGATGAAACAGACCCTGTAGAAGCTGATTAATTACCTAAGAATTTTTCAGTCAGTACAATAAACTTCATTCCTTTTTTAGCCGCGTATTCACTCGCGGCTTTCCATTTGCACTGATTCTGGTGATACATTAAATTTTCATATAAAACAGTACTCGACTTTTTTCTGTCAGAAGGCACTGGTGCTTGAGTTTGAGCATGAGGTTTTACTTCTATTAAATATTTTTGTATGTTACCTTGTTCATCTTTAATAGCTGCAACTAAATCTACGTAATACTTGTGTACTTTTTTATCGACGTCGTTATAATAGGGCACTACAATTGATTCACTTGCCCAAGCAGTAACGTTTGGGTTAGTATCAAAATAATAAAAAAACTTCCGTTCTAATAGAGACCTATATGAAGGATTTGTATTACCTATATATTTTTCTTTGTTTATAGGGTTATAAATTCCCTGAATATATTTGCTATTTTTAGCGGTGCCCATAACATATAATTACTCTACTGTGCAAATATCTCAAAACTTAGTTATTCGTACATTCTTTCAATACTGTAAAAGACCAGTATTTAAGAAAAGTACCGGCACGTATGCAGGAGAATGTCCGTATTGTCATGAAGGTAAGAGCGCGGGTAGAAAACGTAGATTCTTTTATATACCAGAAGAAGATCATTTATACTGTCATAACTGTAATGAGAGTAAGAGTGGCATAGATTTCGTCAAAGATAGAACTGGTATGTCACTATCTGAAATTTTATCCGAATCTGAGACACATGCTGAAACAGTAGAAGATATTATTAAGAAATCAGTAACATATAAAAAGTACAACCCTAAGAGCTTACCAGATGACAGTATAAACATGTACGACCCTAATCAGGTATCATTTTATAAAGAAAACCAAGTAGTACAGGATGCTTTAGCGTTTATAACTAATAGACGACTTGATACAGCTATTAATAAGCCAAGAGCTCTTTGGTTAAGTTTAACAGACTATACACACAAGAATAGAGTTATATTTCCTTTTTATTCGGCAGATAGCAACACTAAAGTAGAACACTATCAGTCCAGGGCACTGTATAAAGTAGATGAAGACAGAGCAAAGTATCTATCTAAAGCTAATAGTGAAAAAGGCATATTTAATTTAGATAAGGTTACTTCTGATATTGATTACATATACCTACAGGAAGGACCTATTGATGCTATGTTCTTACGTAATAGTGTGGCGTTAGCTGGTATACATCCTACTAAAGAGCAACTAAGCACTATAACCACTAAGTTTCCGTTTCACAAAATAGTGTATGTATTAGATAATCAGTGGAGAGATAAAACTTCACACAAGGTAACTAAAGAGTTACTTGAAGCAGACCAATGTGTGTTTATTTGGCCAAAAGAGCTTATTAAGTTTAAAGATTTAAACGAGTTGTGTATACACACTAAAAAGGATGAAATAAGTTCAGAGTTTATAAACAAATATACCCATTGCGGTATGAAAGGTCTATTACATTACTCCCAGGTTAAATGTAATTAACGAGGTGAGTTAACGTCTTTGATCTTCTTTTCAGAAGTAATAACTACTGACTTAAACACTTCAGCTAAACCGCGTAAGTTTTCAGCCAACTTAGTAATACGTTTTTCTTCACGACGAACAATACCACGGAAAGGAACTGAATTCTTAATTTCTAATTGATTGATTTGTGAGTTTAAGCTTTCTGGTCCTGTACCATTAACAAAGTGTGCCATTTCTTCGAGCTTTTGTATCCATTCATGAGCAGCTTGAATACCGGTTGTGTCAACGGTGTGCTGTGGATTATCTGCTACGTCAAAGTCTTTTGGGTTAGTACCCTTGTCTAAAGATTTTTGCCAAGCTGCTGCATCATCATTTTGTGCAGGAGCATCAGCTGCAGGAGCTTCTGGTTGAGCTTTTGGGGCTTCCATTACATTTTCTTTTAAACCTTTAATGTTCTTTGCAAATTGTGCCATGTGTTTAACATGAGGATTTTTGCTATGTAAAGCTTTATCTAACTTAGCTGCTGGAATTTTTTCACCTTGTTTTACATGTAAAGCTTTATGAAGACCGCCCTTTTTAGCATGTGCATGTTGAATCCACTTTTTATCTTCTGGAATTGTACCAGTAGTGTTAATAATTTCTTTACCGTCTACTTTAGCTTTTTTACCTTTTTTAGTATTATGTAAAGCACCAGTAAAGGCATTACCTTCTGTATCTTCATTAAGAGCTTTCAAAAATTTATTTGCAAACGTAGACATATGTACATATTATTTATCAAACCACATTGAATTTTCTCATTTATAATTTAAAATACACATATGAATAAAGCATTAGTTATATTATCGGGCGGAATGGATAGTACTGTATTACTACACTATGTAACTAAAACACTTAAATACGATGAAGTATATGCTGTTACTTTTAACTATGGTCAACGGATTGCTCGAGAAATCGATTGTGCTAAGTTTCAAGCTAAAGCATGCAATGTTAAAGAACATAAAGTAATTAATATGGATTTCTTTAGAGATATCTCTACGATGTCTGCTTTAACTAATACAGACCTTAAGATACCAAAAGCTAAGGATGATGTTGGTAATGCTCAACCTTTAAGTTATGTACCCTTTAGAAACCTATTATTATTAACAAGCGCAGCTGGTTGGGCTGAATCTATTGGTGCACAAGACTTGTTTTATGGGGCTGTAGAGACTGATGACTTTAGTGGTTATTGGGATTGTACTTCAATGTTTCTAAATAAGGTTAATGACATTTACGGTCTTAATCGCAAGAATACTATTAAAGTTAATGCGCCGTTTATGCGCTATTCTAAAGAAGAAGTAATTAAGACCGGTATTGACTTACAGGTAGACTTTAGACAAACACACACCTGCTATGAGGGTACAGATCCTGCTTGCGGTGAATGTGTGTCGTGCGCTGCTCGTATTAAAGGCTTTATTGACAACAAAACTATTGATCCCGTTAAATATTCACGTAATATACCTTGGGAACAATACGATTGTAAACCTTTAACCTATTTAACATAATATGTGCGGTATAGCAGGTTCAAAATATAAAGATAAAGCTTTTAACTTGTACAAAGATAATCTCGCGAGGGGTTATTATAGTTCAGGTGCATTAACATTAGACTCTAATGACCAATACCACATACACAAAACTGAAGGTATTTTTAATGAACCTATAGACTGTTTTAACCCGCCGGGTATAGACACTCACGGTCGTTACTTTTTATATCATTCCCGTGGCCCTACCGTAGAAACAAAATCATTTGAAGCGATAAATAATCACCCGTTCATTTATGGTGATTGGATAGTGGCTCATAACGGTATTATCAGCAATTTTGAGAGTTTATGTAGAGAGTATTTTCCTGACGAAGATTTTACCGGTAGAACCGATAGCTGTATTATACCGCGTATGTTAGAAATTAAATTAAAAGTATCAGAAGCTATGGAATCTCTTAAAGGTACATATGCTATATGGGCTTTTAACAACAAACACAAGAAAACTTACTTAGCCAGAAGTGCGAGTACATTATTTGCTAATCCGGTTACAGGGTGTTTTTCGTCTACTGAATTTGAAGGTAGTGAATCCTTAAATGAGGGAATTGTTTATGCAATACAAGATTACGATTGTATAGTACCAGCTGGTAAATTTAAGCATAAGTCCCCATACTTCATATTCTAAGTATAGGTATGCCTTCAAAAAAGATTACATCCGACCGCAATATTGCTATAGATTATATCAATAGAGATATAGTAAATGTAAAAGAAGATCTTGCTAATATTAGCAAGATTGTACGAGATGGTAATGGGCACCCAAGTTTAATGCAACAAGTTGCAACACTTAATAACGATGTAACACATTTAAGAGCTGAAGTAGATAGCCGCTTTAACGAAACGCGGGATTTGATGGAAGTATACCACAATGAAATGTACAGCGCTATTAACAAATGCGATGCAAAACATGCTAAACAACAAGGCTTACATTGGCACATGCAAACAGCTATTTGGGTTGCTTTAATAAGCAGTGTTACAGATCTTTTAATACACTTTTTCGGTAAATAGTGTAGATTTGTTAAGAAAAGTAGCTATACTCTTCTTATATATGAAGGGTATACAATTAACGTTAGAAGAAAAACAACTATTGGTAGAGGCTTTATTATTTTCAAGCATCACCGATATTTGTGCTGAGTGGACACCAAAACAACATCAGCTCATGGTTGAACTCGCTAAAAAATTTAACAGTAGTGATATTAAACTCAATAACATATATCTATTCGAAGGTGGCCCGTTTGATAACCCTGTTTTAGCAGAACAAACTAAAAAAGATTTTATCAATTTACCCCGTAGTAGTGTTATTGTTGACTAATGAACATTAATATAGGTTTTTGTTCTACTGCTACTTCTTATTCTGCTCTTAAAGAAAGAGACAAATACACTATTGTTAATAGTGAAAATTTAGATACAATTACTACTGTTAGCGGTGTCTTTAATAATAAGACATCTATAGCTAAAATTTATAATTCTTTTATTGAGCGTTATAAAGATGAAGATTGTATATTGGTATTAGCGCACGATGATGTACTTATTACTGATAAGAACTGGACACTTAAATTACATCAAGCAATTGAAAAGTATGATGTGGTGGGATTAGCAGGTGGTAGTAATCCTGCAATTAGACAGCCTTGTTTATGGCATATAATGTGTCCAAGGGAAACTCATAGCGGTACAGTAGGACACCATATGGACAATAAGACGTTTAAAACTCATTTTGGTAAAACCGGAAGAGTGTTATTACTTGATGGTTTGTTTTTAGCATTTAACCCCAAAAAATTATTTAAAGCTGGAGTAAGTTTTGATGAAACATGTCCAGCTAAGTTTCATTTTTATGATATTGATTTCAGTTTACAGTGTAATAAAGCTAAACTAAAACTCGGTACTATTAATATCGATGCTGTACATGCATCCCCTGGACTTAAATCCTTTACTAAAGACTGGAATGACGGTCAAGATTGGTTTATAAACAAATTTAACCGTGGAGAATATTAAAATTTATATTAACATACAACTATGATTATTACAGACCAAAAAATATATAATGGCGACTTTATTCATAAGCGTTTCGCTTATAAGTATTTTAGAGATCGCACTCTACCTATTGGTAATATTGTTAGCTTTGTAGCACCTGTTGAGGTTACATTAAACCTTATTGACTTAGAAGATTCATTAGAAAAAGACTATATTTATAGTGATTCTATGATTAATTTCTGTTGGGAAATACCTAACTTAGACCCGTTTGGTGCAGTATGTTTTCAACGCTTGTTTAATACTTCTATTGCTAATATCTTACAGAAGATTATCAATAAGCCTATTGAAATGAAAGGCGATGATATTATGGTACATGCTGAATTTACACAAGGTGGTGTTGTACAGCAAAAAGGTAAAGCTTCTGTCAGTATTACATATTCAAAAGATAATGTAGCTATTGGCCACACTGGTGTTAACTTAGTAGCCGGTAAACAAGCTCCTGCCTTTGCATTTAGTACTAACCTAACACCGGAACAAACTGCGAAATTCCAGAATGCCGTTATTGATCAATTTTATAGTATGGTAGATAATATCTTTATTGCTACCACTAAAATTACTGTTTAATGTTCGAATATCTTAACAAGATACTCTTTAAGACTAAGACTCCTGACACCTCTACTATAAATGAGGTTAAGGAGTTTCAGCCTTTTTTAATACAGAGGTGGTGTTCTATGTACTCTCCTCAAGTGTCTAACCTTGTTAATCAAACAAGTAACCGGGTTTGGCCGGTATTAGAAAATAATGCAATGTGGTTTAATTATTTGCATGGTATTATACCTAACTCAAAATTTAAAAGAGTTACATACATAAAAAAACAAAAAGATAAAGATAATACTAATAAACAAGCAATCAAGGTTGTTGCTAACCACCTTGAAATTTCAGCCCGAGAAGTAAGTCAGTATATAGAACTATTTAATTTAAAATTACCTAATGAAAAAAAGCATACAACACAAGATTGAAAGAGACATTAAACAAAGTGGTTTAAGCCATGCTGAACAAAACAAAGCACTTGCTGCTAACGAGGCTGTTGAAACCGATCTTACTAAAGGTTTAGTTAGACTTGAAGACTATGCAAATAGTGATTTAAATCTCAAGAGCTGGAAGCTTACAGCTGTATTAGATGATATTTTATTCTGTCAATTTGCTGATACAAACGAAGATGGCACTATGATCCGTCGAGGAGATATTTGGATACCTATTAATGCTGTTAATCAGGCATGGCGTGTAGCTAAAGTCATTTTAGCTGGCCCTCGTGCAAAGGTTAAACCAGGTCAACATGTTATTTTTCCGAGTACATTTGGCTTAAAAGCAAGCAATGTTAACAATTTAAAAAATATTGTGTTTCTTAACGAAGACCGTATTTTCGGTGTTGCAGAACCGGAAGAAACATATGATAAGTATGTTAAATGAGACTTTCCCAAGGAGCATTAGCTACTCTACTATCTAAAAACGTATTAGAGATAAAATTCGTAAGAAGACGCCCCTCTCCTGGAGAACCAGCAACCAGGAGAATGCTTGCAACTAACGATACTATTTTGCTAAATAGTTCAGCTGGAAGGACCGCTCTTAACTTTAAACCAGCTACTGGACACTTAAAGTTTAACCCCCAACAAAAGGGGTTAGTACTAACTTGGGATATATTCATGCAGGATTATAGGTTAATACCTGCGGAATCTGCTGATGTTGTTAGTGTTATACCTTCCACCCCACCAGATCAGTTCTGGAAATATTTCAGTGAGGTATTAAGTAGAATGTCAACAGCCGAAAAAGAACGGTTTATGGACAAATAAAATGCTTAATATTATCGATAACAACATTAAAAATTATTTTCAAAAAAATATTATTTTAACACTTAAGAACAAACAATACAAAAAAGGAAAATTAATTAATTTTAAGCTTTCCGGTTGTTATCTTTCGTTTATACTATTAACCGAAAAAAAGAAAGAAACATTTGAAATACCAGTTCCTTTTTCAGTAAAGCCGGAAAAGGATAAACTTGTATTTGATTATACTTTAGAAGCATTAGCAGAAAACGATTTTGACTTATTAGTTAATTTGAAAGCAACTAATCAAGTTAAAAAATGCAAATTTTATAATGCAGTCCTTACAATTTCATCATTGAACTAATTAGATAGTAGTGTATTATTAGTTAATGTTGCTCAATAAACCGTTACTCGATTACTTTCCTACTGGTTATACACCAAGACCACATCAAATAAAAGGTCTTCAGGATATTGAAGCGGCTATAAAAAAAGAAAAGAAGTTTATTATTGTACAGGCGCCTACCGGTTCGGGTAAGTCGTTTATCAGTAAAACTCTTTCCAATGCAACCGATGAATGTGATTCCGAATTCAAAAACTTAGTTTTTAACTACCATGCATATGACGAAGATTATATAGATGTAATGGCCAGGTTTCCGTTACATGGCTTGTTTGCACTCACTACCACTAAGGCTTTACAGAATCAGTATAAAGAACTATTTAATGAGTCTTCTATATTTAAAGGCAAGTCTAATTATCAGTGTGATGTAGATGAGAGCTTTACAGTAGATTATGCCCCGTGTGTTATTACGCAGAAGATGAGAAAAGAATGCTGGGAAGAGCATCGCTGTCCGTATTATGAAGCACGTAACAGTGCTTTAATAGAAAAGTTTACTGTATTAAATTATGCTTCGTTTTTTAACTTGCCCGATCATTTAAAACATAGACAGGTTATTGTTGCAGATGAGTGTTCAGAATTAGAAGACGAAATCGTAAAGAACTTCTCTACATTAATTGATTACCGTCGTTTAACACAAAGCGATATAGAATACACTAAGTTAACATCTGATAACTCTAATAAAGCTTTAGGTTGGTTAACAGACTTAGCTGAATCTGTTAAAGGGGTAATTGACTCACGCGCAAATCGCTCTCGTTACGATAGTAACAAGGTAGAACTCATACAACAGCAGTTTAGAAAAGACCTTTATGAGTCTATTGTTAATACTATAGACCATTGGGAGGATACGCAATACATTATTGAGAAAGATGGTGAAAAGGCTATCTTTACACCTCTAAAAATAGATAAACTCAGCGGTTGTTTGTTTGATTATGCAGATACAGTAATTTTAATGAGCGCAACTATTGTAGACAAAAACATATTTGCAAAAACATTAGGTATTACTGATTTTGAATATGTAGAGATTGAATCTACCTTTGATCCTAAAAAGAGCCCTATTTATTGCCACACCAAATATCCATTAAATCACAAGTTAATGGAAAAGAACCTACCACCGGTGGTAGAAATAGCTAATACATTAGCAGATAGTCATAAAGGTGAAAAAGGCATAATACATACACACTCTTTTGCTATTACACAAGCTGTACAAAAGAAGCTTAAAGGTAAGCGCTTTTTATGGAGAGAAGAAGGTACTACTAATGAAGACATTATTAAACAGCACGTTCTTAGACCAGATGATACAGTTTTAGTTAGTCCCTCTTTAACTATGGGATTAGACTTAAAAGGCGATTTAGGTAAGTGGCAAGTTATTATAAAGCTACCATATCCATCTTTAGGTGGTAAACGTGTTAAGAAGCTCTTCGAAGAGGATCCAGGTTGGTATAAAATGAGAATGTTTATTGCATTAATACAAGCTTGTGGAAGGTGTACCAGAAGTGTTGAAGACGAAAGCGTGACTTACATATTGGATGGTTTATCCGCTAAAACTATAATAGATAATAAGAAGATCTTACCTAAACACTTTTTAGATCGTATTGTATAAGTATATAAGTGCAGAACTACACGTATCATTGGGAGGTAAAGGATTTATTAACACAATTTCTTAATGCTTTTGATGGAGCAGTTGTGAAGCGTTATGATATACATGGTAATGTAGGTAACAATATTGCAGTTAGATATGTTTATGCACCCAAACAACGTGTTCTTTTTGATTTAGTTGACCCAGCACAGAATTTTACATTACCAGTAGTAGCGTTCTATATTAGTAGTGTCAGTAGGGATCAATCCAGAGTATTTAATAAGCTCTATGGTCAGTTTAACGTTAACCCTAACATAGCCGCTTTTACTCCTTCCACCGCTGATCAAAACTTACAACCAGTACCAGTCAATATAGAAGTTAGCGTTAGTATAGTGACACGTTTTCAGACAGATATGGATCAAATTTTAAGTAATTTTGTTCCATACAGCGACCCGTATTTTATTATTTCTTGGACTCGTAGAGAGATGTCTAACATAGAAATTCGTTCTGAAGTACTTTGGAATGGTACATTAACTATGGGTTACCCGGTAGAACAGCAACCCACACAACCAACACGTGTAACGTGTGATACATCATTTACTATTAAAGGGTGGTTGTTTAAGGCTGATGCTAACCCTGTAGGAAGAATATTTAAAATTGATACTAATTTTTACCCTGTATCGGGTACTCCTACGTTTGAAAATCTTGACTACTTAACCGATCCAACTCAAACTGAATCATTTACGATTTCTGCTAAACCTGAAATGCCATATAGTGATCGTTGGTTAACACCTGTCGGTCTTTCTGGCGCGTTAAACTTATACGGAACAAATTTAAAGTATACAAATTATGTTTACCTTAGCGGTAATAATAATATGTTTGGTACTAACACTCAAACAGTTAATCTATATGCACTATCATCTGGTTTATCAGCAAACTACCCTGCATTAACTGGTTTAGTGCCAGCCGCAAGTTATTATGTATATAATGATAATAAGTTGCAAGTAACCTATCCTGCACCATTAACTGTCGGTTATTTTGATATTATTGTATTTAACGATGCAGGTTATACTTTACTTTCAGTTAATTCATATAACTCTAATCTTTCCGTACAACCACCATACACTCAAGGTATACAGGCTGTATTACCACCCCCACCACAGCCCACCTCAACACCTACACCTACTCCGACATTAACCCCTACCCCAACACCTGACCCGTCTCCTACCTCTACACCGACTGTAACTCCTGTACCACTTACAGCTACACCTACAGCTACACCTACACCTACAGTAACTTTAACCCCATCACCTACACCCACGATAACACTAACACCTACTCCATCACCTACTCCAACAGCTACACCTGCTCTTACAGGAACATTGCTACTTAGCGTAGTAGATGGAACTGACGGTATTGTGTTTAACAGTGTAGGGTATTTAGCAACCAGTATGGTAACGGTTAATATCAATCAACCTTACTCAATTACTGCTATAATTAGTTATGGGTACGATTTTGAACATTGGAGTCTCACACCTAATGTTGTTGTTGGTAACCCTACAAATACAACTACTACAGTTACCCTTACAGCTGCAGGGGGTCTTCAAACCATAGGTGCATTTACAGTACTACAACCTACACCGACACCTACACCGGTACCTCCAACACCTACCCCTACACCTACGCGTACACACACCCCAACACCTACACCGACTTTAACTCGCACCCCATCCCCTACCCCGACTATTACACCAACCCCAACAGTTAACCTCAGTGTAAGTTTCAATCCAGGCAGACAGAATTACATTGAAATTAATGGTGTACAATACACAAGTAGTACGTCTATATCAGGATTGAATGTAAATCAGTCTTATCCAATATCGGTATCCTTAAAAGCAGGCCAAACGTTTAATAATTGGGGGTATTCAGGCCCTGTAACATTTGCAAGCTCGATTACTAACCCAACAACCTTCACGATAACAGGTGGTGGTCCAGCTACAATAAGTGCACTGAGCGGGCCTTAATAATTTAAAATTGGCATTTTAACAAATCCAGTATATAATAATAGCATACAGTGTAAATAATATATAAATGGCTGACAACGTACAACCTAACTTCTTCACTCGCACATTTAACAATATTGTTAATAGGTTGCCGTATACTGGTAATGCTCAAGTGATTGACAACATCAAAGAACTTAATCCTAAGTTCGAAACATTTTATAATATCAACAGTTCTGCTAAAGAACGTGTATTCAAACAAGCTGTTTCTACTCAACAGGATATGCCTGGTATGCCTTCCCTTGAAGGTATTGTTATTAATAAAGCATATCACGATTTTCTTTATGCCTTAATTGATACAGATAAACCGAAGCGTTTAGCTGATTATCGGGTTATGGCTTCTTATGCAGAAATTAGCCACGCTTTAGATGAAATCTGTGATGAAATGCTTGTCAAAGATGATAAAGGTAAGTATGTTGGCTTAACAGTAGCTGAAAGTAAGGATCCGGTTATTGCAAAAGAACTTCAAAAGAACTTTCACAATTTAGTAGAACAGTTTAACTTAGACAATAAAGGCTTTGAATATTTTAGAGCTATATTAATTGATGCTGAACTGTACTTTGAAAACGTAATACATGAAGATAAAAAGGATGCTGGTATTATAGGTGTAGTACAGATACCTACAGAGCACATTAATCCTATTTACGACAACATTCAAAATATGTTAATTAAAGGCTTCTTATTACGTAAGCCTGTTATCGATAAAGATGCTCAAAATAGAAACACATCTAAACAAGAGTTAATACCTTTAGAACGTCATCAAGTTACATATTTTCATTCTCATACTTGGAACGAACACAAAACTATTCGTTTACCATATCTTGAAGTAGCACGTAGAGCATACAAGCAATTAAGTTTAATTGAAGATAGTATTATTGTTTATCGTTTAGTAAGAGCTCCAGAACGCTTAGTATTTAAAGTAGATGTAGGTAATTTACCTGCACCTAAAGCAGAAGCTTATATTAAACGTTTAATGCAATCATATTGGTCACGTAGAACATACGATAACGATCAAGGTGGTAATGTTAATGTTTACGACCCACAATCAATGTTAGATAGTTATTGGTTTGCTAAACGTCCAGATGGTACAGGTACAGACGTTACTTCATTACCAGGTGGTGCTAACTTAGGTCAATTAGATGATTTAAATTACTTTGTTAAGAAGCTCTATAAAGCATTACGCGTACCAACAAGCCGTTTAGACCCAGAAGCAAAGTATGCTGATGGTGCTGAAATTTTACGTGAAGAGCTTAAGTTTGCACGTCTTATTATTCGTTTCCAACGTCAATTTGCTTCTACATTAAAAGAAACTTTAATTACTCATTTAAAGTTAAAAGGTCTTTGGGACCAATACAAATTAAAAGAACATGATATACATGTAGCGTTTAACCCACCTACTTATTTCCACGTAGCACGTGAAGCTCAGATACACGATTTAAAAGTTAAGTCATTAAACGATGCTATTCAAACTGAAGCTGTATCAAAATCATATGCCCTTAAGAAGTATATGAACTGGACTGATGATGAACTTAAAGTTAATCGTGAATGGATGAAAAAAGACGCTGCTTTTGCTTTTGAAGTTGCACAAATTACTAATGCTGGCCCTAATTGGCGTCAAGGCATTACAGGTGGTGGTGCACAGGGCGGTGGCGGTGGTGGTGGAGCTGGTGGTACGCCTCCAGCATTTGGTCCAGCACCAGGTGGCGGTGGTAGTGCATTACCTCCAGCGGGTGGTGAAGCTCCTGCAGGCGGAGGTGAGGCTGGTGGAGAAGCTCCTGCAGCTCCTGAACCAGCTGGTGGTGCTCCAAGCGCGCTTCCAGGTACTTAAACGTATAACTACTTGATAAAGAACAAGTACTACCCCATAAAAAATCCTGGAGGTTCTTGATCTTCTTGACGCGTATTGAGTAATTGATCTTCAAGATCTTTCTTTTCAGTTGTACCTTGCGTCATTAACTCACTATATTGTAGTGTACCACTACCAAATAGTTGCGTGTTTTGGAACTTACCGCGTGTATTAGCTATGTTAATCTTAACAAGCGCTTTTGCGTATTCCATTACCCAACGCTCTTTAACTAAATCTTTTATTGGTCTTTCTATTCTACAGCTTACTGTAGCCCAGTATCTGTCTTTGCCAGCCATGGCTGGATCTGGAGTAATACGTAGTACTTGGGTACGAGGATCGAATCGGAAATAAGGTTGCTGTGCAAATACCTTTTCACGCGTCTTTAACCAATCTTTTAAAATGTGCCAAGAAATAACGTCAAACGCTTTGCTACCTAAGCTATATGCAAAGTGCATTTGCTGTGCCATTGATTGTTCAATAGTAAACAATGTATTAACACCGTTATTTGAACCCACTGAAAATGAAGTAACATCGATTACTTTTCTGTAATCATTCATATCTACATCCCATCCCGACTGAAATGTTGAACTTAAGGCAGATACTTCTGGATTTAAAGTATTATTAATGAGCGTGTCCATTCTAATACCCTGACCGTATGTGTACAGGGCACTATCAAACACAATTAATTCTTCTGTGCCTGGTGTAAACTTTGAATACAACTCTATTGCATAAGCAATAGCATCATAAGCTGCATTACAAGCAATTTCTAAATTAATTACAGGTGCACCAAGCTGAAAAAAGATACGCTCAGCAAGCATATCATAGCTCTGAATTCTACTATTTAAATTTGTAGATAAAAAGTCTGAAGGACCTACGGTGCTGGAAGGATTAGCCATATCGCTAATACTTACTTATCACTCAATAGTTTTGATAACGTATCCATTACTTCCTGTGCACTTACAAATGCATCTTTATTATAATCACATTGTTCCCATAACCAAAACTGTTTATCTCTAAGATATCTCTTGTCTTTTAACATATTAATATTACGGGTATATCCAAAGATCTTAGGGTCTGATTGACTGAATATAACAATACCTCTTTGCAGTTTATGATATGCACATAAATGCTGTAAAAAACTATCTACAGATATCCACGTATCACATTCAGTTACAAGATCTTTAATCTCAGATAGTCGAAGGTTTTGTTTAAAAACATCAACCCCGGGTAACTGTTTATCTTTAGTAGAACCAATCTGTATAACAGTAATACCAGCTTGTTTCATTAAACCAATTAAATCTTCCCAATAAGGAAAGTTTTTAGGGTTTTCTTTACCGTTACGTAATAACTGTGCAAATGGGCTTATGAGTACTTTTTTCATGATGTGTACATTGTTTTTAGTGCTTCGGATAGAGATTTTTTCCAATTACGCTGGTCCATCCATCTATATACATTACATTCTTCTTCATTAACAAAAGACGTAGCGTCACTTAAACTAACTATTTCTATATTTTCTTCTCCTTCAAATACAGCCGGGTAACAAGCACCTATAACAATCCTACATCCTTTCCACTTTTCTTTAATAGCGGGTAATATACTTCTAAAAGCATAGTGATCACCTATACCACTGTTTAACGGGAATATCTTAACGTTTGAGGGTTTTATACCCCACTTTTTAAGATAGTCATAAAATATACTTTCATCTCGTTCGAACATCTTTACTTGTTGATCGCTTCGAATACCACCAGCACCAAAGCGCATGTGCCAGGTCTTTACCCCGGTCATTACAACCAGCTTCCAACCAGCACGTCTCATTTCATACGTGAAGATTGTTTCTTCTCTATGGCCCACTTTAGATAAATTTAAGTCATAACCATGAGCACCTGCTTCTTTACGAAATAAAAATGTACTACCTTGCAAGTGGTCTACTTCAATAAAAGATTCTACTTTAGGATCACACCACTGTATGTTCATCCCCATGAATATATCTTCAATCTTATTTGAAGCTAATTTATTATTTATTTCACTTTTTGGGTCTAAGATAAGCGGACCTACAGCAGCTATTTTAGGATCAGTAATAATATAATTATAAAGCTTTTCAAGAGTGTCTGGCTCCATTATATTATCATCATCTAAACGCCATATAAACTCAGACTTTACGTCTGTTAATGCGCGTTGGTGGTTATGTATTTGACCTTTACGCTCACCCACAGTCACTTCCCAATTAATACCTCTTCTGTTGAGTAAAAATAATACATTTCTATAAATTTCATTCTCTCTTATATCTTCAAGCGTATCATTATCATCGTATATAATAAGCCTTGAGGGTCTAAGAGTTTGATTAGCTAAAGATGTTAATACTAACGGGAAAGTGTTATGGTACCTACCTTTAGTTGAAACTGTTGCTGTAACTTTATCTGTTATCATAATTTTGAAGCTTGCACATACATTGTATGTTCATTGTGTTTTTGAGTGCCATCAATTTTAAAACCACTACTAATTAATGTTTGTACAATCACAGCAGTATTTAGCATAGGTACTAAGCTTATCACTTTACCACCACTCTTTAAAACCCGGTACCACTCATCTGTATAATTGTTCAACAATGCTAATGGTATTTCATGAATTGAATTTGCTAATGCAATTTCACTTACTGAATTATCGTCAAACTCTAATTCATCCCACTTGCAAACTATATCGCTTGTCTTAACAATTGGATGTACTTTAATAAATTCTGGTAAAACATTTCTATCGTATATAGAAGTTAAGTGTAGCTTTATATCTTTTACATATCTTTTTAAATTAATTAAGCTATTTCGCTTAAAAGTTAATGAACCATAACTTTCAATATCTTCAAACGTACCCTCTGCGTAATGATAAATTGGAAAATTACCAATCACTGTTTTAGAGGACTCTTCTGATTTTTGCAAATTTGTATCATATGGAACCACCTGTAAGTTATAACCCTTAAGTTGTGCTTTTATACAAAAGTCTATATCTTCCCCACCACCCGGTGAAAATACTTCATCCAATAACCCCAATTCGTCGAACAACCTCATTGGTATCATTGCACAGAAGAAAACAACGAACCGAGTTTTAGTGATTTTATCTATAATCCATAATGGCCCTGTAACGCCCATTTTAGGATCATTAATAAAGGGTAATTCTAACTGCTGTAACCAACAATCTGTAGGTTGTGGTAATAGTACGGTATCGTTATTAAGGAGGATAGCATATTCTCCTTGTGCAGCTTTAATACCTAAATTAGTAGCTTTAGTATAACCTAAACCCTCTTTACTTTCTATAAGTTTAATACTTGGGTACTTTACCGATAAATCGTTGACATACACTACTGTATCATCTACACAACCATTAGCTACTACAATAACTTCAGTATTATTTAAATCCGTATGACGTATAATGCTTTCTAAACATGGCTTCAAGAACTTATCCAAATGATTATACGTCGGTATAATAACACTATATTTCGGTTTACCCATGCTTTATATTATAATATACCATAGAAAAAGCAAGGAGTTACATAAATAAATATAAGCAACATGTTACTTAAGTTAATAACACAAAATCCAATTACAGAGGGTCTTGATTACCTGATTGAAGAGGGTAATAAAGATAAACCAGCTAATATGTATATTACTGGTACTTATATGGTAGCTGGTGAAAAGAATCGTAACAATCGTATCTATGATATCAACGAGATGTCAAAAGAGGTAGATCGTTACAATAATGAATTTGTTAAGAATAATCGTGCGTTAGGAGAACTCGAACACCCACAAAGTGCTACTGTTAACAGCGAGCGTGCTTGCCATCTTATTACTGAATTACGTATGGAAGGTAATATTTGCCGTGGTAAGAGTAAAGTTTTAAGTACACCACTCGGAGAGGTTTTAAAAAGTTTAATTAGAGATGGTGTTAAGGTTGGCGTTTCTTCCAGAGCGCTTGGCGAACTTGAAGAAAAAGGCGGCGTCAATCATGTTAAAAACATGAAACTCATTACTGTGGACGTTGTTGCTGATCCTTCTGCTCCGGGCGCATTTGTTGATGGTATTTTAGAATCTAAAACTTTTATTTTAAAAGGTAACGGTTTATACGAAGAAGTATACGATACATTTGAAGGTAAATTAAAATCATTACCTAAAAAAGATGTAGATCTTTATCTAAGAGAGCAGATCATACAATTTATTAATTCTATAAAATAATATATGAACACAAAGCAAACAATAGCTAAGTTCGTTAATCATGTAGCTCGAAACGACTTTAAGAAAGCCGATCAACAGCTTGCAGCCATAGTTAATGAAAAAATTAAACAACGTATCCAAGCTGCAGATAAGAAACTTTCAACTCAGGATAAGTAAAATCCTGTTTTTTACCATCAATTTATATAAGTAATACTATCATATATGAGCCAAGACATTAATTCTCTTTTAAAAGAAGCTACTAAGGATATCATTTCAGAAGATACCTTAAAAGCAATTTCGGAAGCAATCGAAAAGAAAGCTGAAGAAAAAGTATCCCTCGCTGTTGAAGCAGCTTTAGTTAAACAAGATGATGAATATGCTTCAAAGCTTGAAGCCGTATTAGAAGCAATTGATGCTGATCATACAGAAAAACTTGACAAGATTGTAGCTCGTATTGACGAGACACATTCCGCTAAGTTTAAACATGCTTTAAACACTCTTGATGAAACTCACAGTGAGAAATTAGTAAAGCTTGTAAAACTTTATGAAAATGCTTTAAACAATGAAGCAAAGAAATTTAAAGAAACATTAGTAGAACAATTATCTAACTATATCGATCTTTATATTGACAAATCAATCCCAGCACAACAGATTCAAGAAGCTACACAAAACGCTCGTTCGCGCAAGATTGTTGAAGAGGTAAAACGTTTAGTGGGTTTAAGTGATGAATTCGTTAATGAAGGTGTTAAAGAAGCACTATTAGACGGTAAACAGCAAATTGATGAAGCTAATGCTCAAATTAAAAAGCTTGAAGAACAAGTAAAACTTATTACAGAAAAAGCTGAAAATGCTGAAAAACAATTATTCTTAGAAAAGAAATTAGAAAACTTCCCAAAAGCTAAGAAAGAATATATGGTACGTGTTCTTAGCGAAAAGAAGATGGAAACCATTAAAGAAAACTTCAATTACGTTGCAGAAATGTACGATAAGAAAGAAGAAGATGAAGTACAGGTTCTTAAAGAATCCGTACAAACAAAGACAAAGGGTGTAGACGTAACACAACCAAAAGAAGTACTTAAAGAATCCAAGTCTTATTCTTCAGCTGAAGCAGAAGCAACTGAAGGTGCAGCATATGTTGCAAAAGCTTACGTGAGTGAGTTTACAAAAAAACCTTACTGAGTTTTAGGATAAAATAATTTACAAAGCCCTGAGAAATCAGGGCTTTTTTATGTAAGTATATCTACATGTTGAAGTACTGTTATGTACTTGAGGTAATGTTAGTTTAAAAAAATATTATTAGATATGAAATCAATCAAACCTTCACAATCTTACATCAATCAGGATCGTGCAGCAAGCTTACTCAAAAAGTGGGCTCCATTGCTCGAGCACGCTGATGATGCAACTCCAGCGATCAAAGATGATCACACAAAGCTAAACACAGCTATTCTTCTTGAAAATCAAGAACAGTGGTGCATAACTGAAGCTTCCAATACTGCCGGTTACGGTGGTTCATTTGGTTCAGCAGGCTCAATGGGCTTTGGTGGTAAACCATCAAGTGACTTCTATGCTACTGGTGATGCTCGTCTACCAAAGATCCTCATTCCGATGATCCGTCGTACTTTCCCAGAATTGATCACAAACGAAATCGTTGGTGTTCAACCTATGAGTGGTCCAGTCGGTCTTGCATTCGCTTTACGTTATCGTTACGAATCAGATCCACTCGGTGCTACAAGCCCAGACGGTGGCTATGGTGCAGCTTCAAACAGCGCTAACGGTTGGACAGCAGATTCAGATGGTACAGAAACAGGCTGGAATTATTTAAATACAGCTTTCACTGGTACATCTGCTTCCTGGCTATCCGGTGGTGCTACAGCTCCTACAGGTTCTGACATTTTCCCAGTACCTGCTTTCGATCAAGGCGTTGCTAACTTATTAGCAAACTTTGAATTAAGCTCAAACATCCCTCAGATGGTTGTTGCTTTCGAAAAGACAGCAGTTGAAGCCGGTACACGTCGTTTAGCAGCTCGTTGGTCCGTTGAACTTGAGCAAGATCTCAAGAACATGAACGGTATCGACGTAGACAATGAATTAACGAACGCTATGTCGTACGAAATTCAAGCTGAAATCGACCGCGAAATGATTATCCGTATGTGCCAAGTTGCAATCAATGCAGGCTTTGGTCAAGGCTATTCAGTATGGTCACCAGTATCAGCTGATGGTCGTTGGTTAGGTGAACGTAACCGTGACTTCTATGCACGTGTTATCGTTGAAGCTAACCGCGTTGCTATCCGTAACCGTCGTGGCGCTGCAAACTTCATTGTTGCAACACCTCGCGTTTGCGCAATGTTAGAAATGCTTCCTGAGTTCCAATGGTTCCCTGTTCAAGGTAATGTCAACACTCAACCTGTTGGTATCGCTAAGGTAGGTACAGTTGGCGGACGTTTCAATGTTTACCGTGATACACGTACAGAAGCTCAGTATCAAGTAGGTACTCGTTCAAACCCATTAGAGTATGCTCTATTAGGTTACAAGGGTGCTGAATACTATGATACAGGTATTGTATACTGCCCATACATCCCAGTATTGGTACAACGTACAATCGGACCTAATGACTTCAGCCCACGTGTTGGTTTAATGACCCGTTATGGCGTTATTGACCATATCTTCGGTGCAGCATTATACTACCACTTAATTATCGTAACAGGTCTACACACATCGTTTACACCTGGTACACAAAGCGTATTCCTCTAAGAGGTCTACACTTAGTAAAAAGTGTTCTAAAAAGAACCCGCTCAGTAATGAGCGGGTTTCTTATTGCTTATTTGCAAATAAATGTAATTATTTAAAATGAAAGATACCACAATCGTAATACCAGCTTACAAACCTACGAGTTTGCTTATAGATTGTGTTAATTCTATTATTAAAAATACAGATCCGGATGTAGCGGATATATTAGTCGTGTGTAATGGTTGCGATAGAGATACAGCTAATTTTTTATTAGAAAGCAAATCTAACACAGTACGTTTTGTTTGGTATAATGAACCTATAGGCTTCACTAAAGCAGCCAATATAGGTTTGAAGTTAGCTGAAACCCCCTACATACTATTAATGAATACAGACGTAACTGTATTAGACTGGCCTCCAAAAAATCTTTGGTTAACTAATTTAATTGACCCCTTAAAACAAAACCCTAAAACTGCAGTTACTGGTATCTGTAACATGTATTTTAATTATGGTCTTTATATACCGTTTTTTCTTGTAGGTTTACGTAAGACTACCTTAGAACAATTTAACTACTTAGATCAAACGTTTAGCCCGGGGTATGGAGAGGATATAGACTTTTGTTTTAAAGCAGTTGCCGCTGGGTACGACTTAAACGTTATAACTAATAATACATCTGTCGATGAAGAAAAAATATATACCGCTCAGTATCCTATATATCATAAAGGTCAAGGTACATTTGGTTCGGTAGGAGAACAATTAGCTGGTAGAGGTCACGACATAGTATATCAAAGGTATTTTCAAAAATAATCATGTTAGATACAACCATAATAATTCCTGCATATAAACCCTACACTATTTTAAAGCGTTGTGTAGACTCTATTATTGCTACCACTGATTTAACTAAAGCCTGTGTTGTAGTAGTTTGTAATGGTAGTGACAGAGAGAGTGCAGATTACATTTTAAATCTTAACAACCCAGCTATCACGTTTGTTTGGTCACCAGAAGCTTTAGGCTACCCTAAAGCGACTAATATGGGCATTAAAGTAGCTACAACACCGTATGTTATTTTATTAAATTCAGATGTAGTGCTGTATAATCAACCTAAACACTGGTGGGTTGAAAAGATGATAGCACCTTTAAGAACTACACCTAATTTAGCTATTACTGGTTTAACTGAAGTATGGTTAAACGGTAGAAGTTTCTACCCGTTTGCACATGTAGCGCTTAAAAAAGAAGTAATTGAAAAATTAGGCTATATAGACGAAACATTTAGTCCAGGATACGGAGAAGATGTAGATTTTTGCTTTAAAATTACTGATGCGGGATATGATTCCCTTATAGTAGCAGAGTTGTTTCCTGATAACGAAAAAGGGATCAATTTATCTACGTTTCCCATATATCATGGCGGAAAAGAATCGTTCGGTGACGAACGTGGTACTGCTTTGCAAAAAAGAGGTTTCGAAATACTTAAACAGAGATATTTCTCTTAATGACAGTTCCACTTACGTAGAGCTAATGCTTTACGGGTAGGTTTACCGTTTGGTTTTTTCATCGGGCCTTTGACACCCTTCATACGCGCACAAAAGCTCTTACGGCGTTTAGCTGCTTTGCTGCCTGGTTTTAATTTACCTGGCTTAGTAGTAACAGCCATTGACAAGTGACTACCTGGGTGACTGTGACGGTAGCTCATTATACCTTTACGGTTAAGACCACCTGTAGGTGATTTACCAGCTTTCTTTTGCCAAGTAGGTGCATGACCTTCAACAGGAAACGATTCGGTAAATTCTCTTAACAGACTTTCATACCTTGCATCAAAGTTTTTAAATAGCATATATATATTTATGCTTTGAAGTAAATATAAACAGATGAGCAAAAAAAAGCGATTACAAAAACAGAAGTTAGCTCAACAAAGTCAAAATAATGCACCTGCTACTAAAGACAAGAGTATTTTAGTACATCAGGCCGATAAGTTAGAAAGACCGGTACAGATACGACAAAGGCCGGATTTAACAAATAAACAAAAAGAATTTCTCAAAATAGCATTAGACAATCACACTAAGATTGTATTCTTAACAGGTCCTTCTGGTAGTAGTAAAAGCTTTTTAGCCACGTTAGTAGCGCTGGAGCTTTTAAATTTAAAGAAGGTATCTGACTTAATATATATTCGCAGTATAGTAGAGAGTTCAGATAATAAAATGGGATATCTCCCGGGAGATGCTGCAGAGAAACTATCTCCATATCTTGAACCTTTAATGGAGAAGCTTGATGAACTGCTTTGTAAAGCTGATATTAATATGCTTATGAAAGAAAACCGTATTGAAGGTAAACCAACCGGATATCTTCGTGGTCTTTCGTGGAATGCTAAAGCAGTTATCATGGACGAAGCTCAAAATAGTACATTTAGAGAGCTAACTACTTTAATGACTCGTGTTGGTCAGTTTAGCAAATTGTTTATTTGCGGTGACCCTATGCAATCAGATATTAATGGTAAATCGGGATTTGAAAAAATGTGTAACGTTTTTAACGATGAAGAGAGTCGAGATAAAGGTATCCATGTCTTTACATTGACGGAAGCCGATATTGTGCGTAGTGAAATTGTAAAGTTTATTGTAAAAAAATTAGAACTTTACAATAAGAAGGGTTAACTTTTCTAACTACGTCCAGCACACAGGCGAACAAAAAATATTTTTTTATTAGAGATAAAAAAGTAAAAGCCCGTACAATACGTAAATAATATTCCCTGTACTAAAACTATGATATTCGACGAACAAATTTCTCGTAAACCTAATCACTATCCTTGGACTGAGGAATTTATCGAATCCATGCATAATGGTTTTTGGACACATAAGGAGTTTAGCTTTAAGTCAGATGTACAGCAGTTTAAAGTTAAGTTAAACGATCAAGAAAGAGAAATTATTATTCGCACTTTATCCGCTATCGGTCAAATTGAAGTTGCGGTAAAAACGTTTTGGGCTAAGCTTGGTGAAAACCTACCACACCCTTCATTACAGGATCTTGGCTATGTAATGGCTAACACTGAAGTAATTCATAATAATGCTTATGAAAGGCTATTAACTGTACTCGGCCTTGAAGATGTATTTGAAGAGAATCTCAAGTTAGAATGGATACAAGGCCGTGTAAAGTATCTTAAGAAATATACACATCGTTACTATAAAGACAAGAAAAAACAATATCTTTACGCTATTATACTCTTTACACTATTCGTAGAGAATGTATCGCTTATGAGCCAGTTCTACATTATTAACTGGTTTGCACGTAATAAGAATCTGCTTAAGGATACTGATCAACAGGTTAAATACACTCGTAACGAAGAGCATATTCATGCTCTTGTTGGTATGAAGATTATTAACACTA